AGATCATCGGCTCAGGCCCGGGCAATGCGGACGCGTTGCGTTTCATCTTGTCGTTAACGGCGCAGCTGCTCGCCAAGAAAATTGGTCTGCTTAGTGGCCAACCCGCTACCGCCATCATCGGCGGTACGGAACAGCCGTGCTATAACCTCGTTATCAGGATGCAAGCACAGACAGGATGAGCATGAAATACGTAATTGTTTCCCCACGTGTTGGGACACCCGGCGAGATCTACAACCCCGACATTGTTGTAAACCTAGGCGCGTTAATCAGTGGCGGTTTTATTAAGCCACTCGAGGAACACGTTGAGGAAGAAGCAGAAGAACCCGCACCAGCTGCGCCAAAATCTGCTAAAACTAAAAGCAATAAAGCCAGCACCGAGGAGTAACCCCAATGGCAACCAGCACCTACCTTTCAAACCCAGTCGTAACCATTAACAGCGTTGACCTCACAGATCAGTGCTCGGCCGCCACACTGACCCGCACAGTTGAAGCGCTCGAGTCCACTGCATTTGGTGGCACCGCCCGCGTTTACACAGGCGGCCTCGAAAACAACGAACTGACCTTGACGTTGTACATGAGCTACGCAGCATCAGAAACCTACGCAACGCTTAAAGCTTTGGTAGGTACACAAACCAACGTGACTGTGCAACCAGCGTCTGGCGCAGAGTCCGCCACCAATCCAATTATGCAACTCACCGGTGCATATCTGGAAACGCTTCCTGTCCTTAATGCGTCGCTTGGAGAGCTCAGCACTATTGACATCACGTTCCGTGGCGGCACCTACTCAGAAGACGTCACACCAGCGTAAACACATAAACCAACAACAGGGGAGAAACTGTGAAACTGCAACTAGAGGCTGTCTTTCTGGACGGCACTACCGCCAACGTCAACACCAACCTTTGGGTAATCACCCAGTGGGAGCGCAAGTACCGCACCAAAGTCTCACAGATTGCCGAAGGTATTGGCGCTGAAGACCTTGCCTTCATGGCGTGGACAGCCTGCCAACAGCAAGGCGTCACCGTGCCGATTGTGTTTGATGACTTCATCAAGAAACTTGACGCTGTAAACGTGGTGGGCAGTGAGAGCGAAAACCCTACCCAAGAGGCACCTACCGACGTCGCTTAGCAGAGCTGCTAATCGCAACAGGCTGGTGGCCTCATAGCGTAGAATTCGACTCAAACGATCTGGCAACAGTTGCCAAGGTGCTCAGTGAAAGTCGGGAACGATGACTATAGAAATGACAGTCGAGTTTGCAGGCATCAAGGATGCACTGAAACTAATTAACACTGTCGACAAGTCTGTCCGTCAGTCGTATACACGTGAGTACAAAAAGCTCATGGCACCGGTCGTCAAAATGTCTAAAGAGGCTGTGCCAGATCAGGCTCCTATTACGGGCTGGGAGCGTTCATGGACAACACCGTCTGGCTTCCAAGCGTTGCCGTGGAACGGCGTCGTTGGCGAGAAGCTGATTAAGTCGGGCGTCTCGGGTCGTAAACCTAAAACCTTCCAAGGCGTTACGCGCGGACTTGCTGCGTTCTATGTGCGTTGGTCAGGAACCACAGCTGTCATCTTTGACATGGCAGGCCGTAAAGGCGAACCGTCTACAGATCAAGGGCGCAACATGGTGGCAGGTCTAGAAGGCAAGTTCGGGCCAGCGTCCCGCATCATGTGGCCGTCACTGCTTGAGAACGAAGAGGAAGTGAACGCCGGTATGCAAAAGTTATTAGATCGCATTATGGTCGATTATGAACGTGCGTTAACAACAGGGTCGGTGCGCTAATGGCAATCAACCTGCCCATCGTTGTCGACTTTGACGGTCGTGGATTAAAGCGCGCAGTCGCCGAGTTTAAAAAACTCGAGACCAATGCAGCCCGCGCCACGTTCATAATTAACAAGTCCGCTGTGCCCGCAGCTGCCGCGCTTGGCGGTTTGGCGGTCGCTGGTTTTAATGCGGCTAAAGCAGCAGCAGAAGACGCAGCCGAGCAAGCACAACTAGCCGGGCAACTTGTCCGCACCACAGGCGCAACACAGGCACAGGTCGCAGCCAATGAGGCGTTTATTAGTTCAGTGTCTCGCAGTGTCGCCGTTGCTGATAGTGAGCTACGCCCGGCCCTGTCCGCACTGGTTACAGGCACCAAGGATTTAGCAACTGCACAGCGTTTACTAAAGGTCGCATTAGATGTGTCGGCGGCGACCGGAGCGAATTTAGGTACTGTCAGCGAGGCGTTGTCACGTGGGTTCAACGGCAACAACCGAGCGCTTGCCCGCCTGTCACCAGAACTAAAAACACTTATTGCCGAAGGTGCAACCTTTGCCGATGTGCTTAAAGTCCTTGAGTCCAACTTCGGTGGCGCAGCACAAGAAGCAGCTAACACCGCACAAGGCGGCATGAAGAAATTGGCCATTGCTGTAGACGAAGCACAAGAGTCCATTGGCACCGCCCTACTGCCATACATGGAGCAGTTAGTTCCGCTACTGGTCGAGGGCGCTAAATGGTTTGAGCGCAACTCTAAAGCGGTCACTATTGCAGTCGTTGCTTTTGGATCTATCGCAGCCGTGCTACTTGCAGCCAAGGTTGCTCTGGGTATTTACAACACCATGGCGGCGTTAACAACCGCAGCCAACACCGCACTGGCAACGTCTGGTTTTGCTGTGCAAATCTCGACTGGTATTGGTATCGCCTCTGCCGTTGCTGGTGCAGCTGCACTTGCAGGCATTGCGTTAACAATTAAGAACGCAACAAAAGCCAACTACGACTACGCCCAATCAACTGCCAAGGTCACTGAAGAGACCGGGCTTATGAAGGTCATGATTGACCGTGCCCGTGAAGCAGCCGACAAGAAACGCGCAGCCGATGCCGCTTCTGCTAAAGCGCTCGAGGCTTCAAGGGCTGCATCTGAGAAAGCCAAAAACGCAGCTAAGCAACTGTTTGACACAACAAAGAAAGCATTGGCCGACGCTAAGCAATCGCTACGTGATTACGCCACAAGCCTTGCCGACACAGTGCGCGGGTATGTGTCGCTGTCCAACGCTGTCAACATCGCCAACGACTCTGAGACTGTTTACAACGACGCACTGGCTGAACGCTTGGCGGCTTATGAAGAGCTCAACAAACTGCAAAAGTCTGGGTTGTATACATACGAGCAAATGGCTGAAGCCAGCGACCGTGTAGCCAAAGCAGAAGCAGCCGTAAACAAAGCCCAAGGCAACCGCACTAACTACGCCCAGCAGTTTCGTGATCAGATAGCAGCTGCCAAAAAGTTTGCCGGGCAACTACAGGTTCTGATTGGGCAGGGTTTGTCACGTGAAGGCTTGGCACAGCTTATGAACCTTGGGCCCGTTGCTGGTTCACAAGTTGCAGCCGACCTAATCTCTGGCACATCAGGCATGACCGCTGCGTCACTCTCCGCAGATTTAGCGGGGCTTGGTGCAGCTGGAGACTTGCTTGGCGGCACCGCTATAGCGGGCGACATGGCTTTACTGAACCAAGCTGGTGTTGCTCAACGTGGCAACAATGTTTACATCACGGTTACAAGCGCAGACCCCAACGCAGTAGTTGACGCACTCAAACGCTACATGCGCGTTAACGGCAAGGTGCCCATCAAGGTAACTAACTAATGGCGCACTACGACTTTCAAGTATTCATTCGACGCAACCTAGTGTGGGTCGAAATAGAAAACGTCCAAGGCGTGTCGTTTACATACGGTCAGCAACGCTTAACAGAAACATGGAGCCCACCCGTTTACATCATCAACGGACGGCGACCAGATCTAGTTGGAGACGTCAACATTGGCGACTATGTCAGCGTCACCAACACAGGCACCCAGACCTTGGACTACAAAGTCACTAACTACCAAGTCAACTACGGCATCAAGTCAAGCATGGACACGTGGACAATGCAGATTGAGTCGCTGTTTTCGCAGCTGGCTCGCTCAGTCGTCACCACCGACACAGGCGGCAACAGCGGTATCGCCTGCAACAAAATCTGCACCGCCGCAGGCTTTTCCCTGACTAAAAGCGGTAGCGCAGCATTACCTTTCAACGGCGCACTAACAAGCACCACCTACCTAACAGACGAAAACGGCCTAGACGCGTTCCTCACCGCAGCCAATACCGGGCAGTCAGGCTGGTTCTTTGGTCAGGTATATCTCAACAACGGCAACCTACGGTGGCGGCAAGAACTGCTGTTCCCATCTAACCCAGCGTATGAATTTACAGACGACCCAGCCAGCGCTTTAGACCCTGATCACGCCGCAGTGTTTGATGAGGTGCAGTTCGGCAGCCTTGCGTTGAACTATGCCGACAAGGTCATTGTGACCCCAGCGGGCGGGGCGGCACAGACCGTCGGCACTGGTGACACAGCGTTTACAACCAACAGTTACAGCTACACAAACGCCTACGCGCTTGAGATGGCTAACCGCTATTACGGTTTGTTGGCCGCGTCTGACTCGGTACCGGTCAGCCTGTCGTTCAGTCTCGAGCAGCAAAGCGCTACAGCTGTCATTCCTAACCAGTACGTCGAGCTAAACAATCAAAATTTTTGCTCAATTACTTTGCGGGGTACGACCTATTACGCCACCATTTTGGGGCAGGACATGACGTCTAGCCCTGACTTTACGCGTATTACTTTGTATTTATGCGCCAGCGCTAACGGCAATTTCTTTACACTTAACAGTGCGTCGCTTGGCGTACTTAACCAGAACAGGCTTGGTTTTTAATGACATATCCATCGTTTAATTCGGGTGATGTATTGACCGCTACAGACATGAACGCTGTTGGTTTGTGGAAAATTGGCACTTATACAGCCACAAGCGGCGGGTCTATAGATATTGACTCTGTGTTTACAAGCACGTACGACAACTATCGCATTATTATTAGCGATGTCAGATTGACGAGCATTTCAGGCATTGCAATGAAACTTCGATCTGGAGGCACATCAAGCGCGACAAGTTACTACAACATTCGACAAGGTTTTGACTATTCCACTGGTGTCGCAGGAGCTGCGACTACTGCCAACGGTTCAGAATGGAACCTTGCGTTAATTGTTGATGCTGGTAATTCGGCAGGCTGCGCAATCGACATTTTTAACCCGTTTCTGGCTCAAAAAACTACATACGCAAGCCAAGGAGGCGACAGCCGAACAAACGGTTTGGGCGCATTATCAAGCAGCGGATTACATAATTCAGCTTCTAGCTATGACGGTTTTACGCTTTTTCACGGCAACACCTACTCAAATATCAAAGTTGTTGTTTACGGGTATCGGAACTAGCCATGACTTTGACCAACCCACCTAAAGCGTTCATAGCCCTAGTCGGCCTAGTCTGTCTCACCGTCTTACTAGCACTAGACGCCATTGACAACGCCACCGGCACAGGCATGATAGGCACCATCCTCGGTTACGCAGTCGGTAACGGCATCGCCGCTAGATCAGGCAAACCAGCCGAACCAATTATCGGGCCTAAAGAATGACCCGCACCTACCCCTACGCGCCCGGGCAGTACAAAGCCGCCACAGGTAAACAGTCGGGTCTTGAGGAGTTTTCGTATTTGTGTCGCCGTCGCTGGCGCTTTCGTAATTTGGGCACGTGGGTGGTGCGTCGCATGAACGGCAAGCCCTATCTATCTGTGCATGCCACAGGCAACGCTTGCGACCTTGGCTACGGAAGTACCGTCAAAGGCCGTCAGAAGGCGTTAGAGGCGTGTAGATGGTTCACCCGCCCCGATGTAGCCACCACCCTTGGAATTGTCGCTATACACGATTACAGCGCTAACCCTCCACGGGCGTGGCGTTGCGATCGTGACGCGTGGCAAGGGTTCGCTAATGGGGAGCTGGGCGCTGGCGGTCGCTGGCTGCATGTCGAGTTAGCACCACGTCAAGGCTCACTGTCGCGTAAAGCTTTCCGCAAACTTTGGAAGTCGTTACCGCGGTAAAAGGACGCTGGCAGACCGCTTGGACACGGTGCCAGCTAGGGGGTGGGGTTGTTGGTTTCTCCCCGGCTCCACCCCCGTCCCCCACAATGCTTGACAAGGTTGTAAACATTTGTTTACAGTATGACCACGCCGCCAAGGGCGTCTACATAGGAGAAACACAATGCCAGAGATGGACTACTTCCATTCAGCAATACTCGAGGGATATTGGATAGGCCTCAACGCAACAGAAGTTGCAGAGATGCTCGGAGATGACCCAATTATCGTTGCCCGCATCATGGACGACTTTGCAAGCTTGGGGTTTTAACAATGGCTAACTTCGACGATCTTCCACTATTCCGCAACACAGATCCAGACACGTCTCGAGAAGGCGCTAAGCAAGTCAAGCCACGCAGAGGCTCGCAGCAGTGGGTTTTACTGCAGGCATTTGCACAAGCGCAAGACCTGACCGATGAAGAAGCTGGCGAACGCACAGGCCTCGCCCACAAGCCCAAATGCTGCTACTGGAAACGGTGCAGCGAACTGCGACACGCTGGTCTTATTGTGGACACAGGCGAACGCCGTGACAGCTCTGCAGGTTCACCACAAATGGTCTGCCGTATAACCACAGCAGGATTGGAGCTTTTAAATGAAGCACGTAATTGAAACCATCTTTGTGTTTACCGGTATGGGTGTCATAACGCTATTAGCCATAGCCCTGTGGGTTGGCGTTATGGAAGACGACAAGTGATACCTGTTTACGGCTGGCTTCCGTTATGGTCGGAGGATAGGAAAATATTGGTGCAGGTGTTTACATCTGCTGAAGGCCTGATCGAGCGCGTCACAGTCAACCACCGACTGTCACACACAGCGCCGTGGGGGCCGTCAATCGAGGTAACAGAGGATTGTTTAGACGCATCATGTGCATAGCACTACTTTCCACAGCATTAGCCACAGCCCCAGCGCAAGCCGCCACACGGTCATGCCCGCAGTGGGAGCCACTGTTTAAAAAACATGGCCTACCCGTCAAGGTGTTTAGCAAGATTGCCTACCGGGAGTCTCGCTGCAACCCTCGGAGCGTGTCAGCTGTGCGTAAATCCACTGGTCGCCCAGATGTCGGGCTTTTACAGATCCAAGGGTCTTGGGTTACTGTGACAGCCGCGGTTTGTAAGGTTCCGCGTAAACGTGTCGTGAAGGCGTTAACAAATCCTTCGTGTAATGTACGGGTCGCTCGATACCTGTACGACAACGGTGGCCTCGGCCATTGGC